CTTTTGATAAACTGAACTTACATAATAATCATGGTAACCTTAACCATTCATTTGAGATTGTTCCTGTCTATTCAGAGGAGAGGTAAGAATATGATAGATCAGATAACATTTTCAAAAGTATTAGATGAAAGACTATTGTTTCAAACTGCCATTGTTCGTCATGATTGGGAAACAGTTTATTCATATTTAAAAATATTATTTGATGATGTATCTTACGATGATGAAGCATTTGTTTTTGCACTTAGGGATGAATGGGGAATTACTACATTAGATTTTTTAATGGTAACACTCACAATTTGTGGAAGGTTTTGCTTTATTAAAACATTTCAGAAGGATGAAGCTTTTAGAATACTTAAGCAAATCAGAAAAGCCATTATTAAGCGTGGATACACAATATGGAAAGAATAATTTATGAAAGGATGGTTAATCTGTGGCGAAAGGATATTTCAAAGGCTTTAATCAATACGAAATTGACGGAGACACCACAGGGATATATCTTACCGACAGCTTTAATCGTATTGTTGATATGGCATTTATATCGACAATTGATTTACCTAAATTAATTGAGCTTAATGAGCATTACCATGTAAATACAAAAGCAACGCCAGCTGCATATAAATATGCAGTAACATCAAGATATATAAACAATAAGTGTATACAGACCTATTTAGGTGAAGTAATTTTAGGTGTTAAATCTAATAATGATTATAAAGTCAAATATCTTAACAACGATACATTGGATAACCGAAGGGCAAACATAGTTTTTGTACCACAGAAAAATCTATGTCAGTTCAGAAGAAAAACTAATGTTAATAGTCAATCAGGTGTAAGAAATGTAAATTTAGTATGGAAATACGACAAATATATTTATAGGGTACAAGTAATGAAAGAAGGAATCTCTTATAAGCGAGACTTTGAATTAAATGAATTTGAGCAAGCTTGTGAATATGCTGAAAAGAAGCGTAATGAACTCTATACGTTAGAACCATTAAAAATAGTATAGCGAATTAGAAGGATAATTGCATAAGCTAACCTGCCTGATGAGCCGTAAACGGCGAAACCAATCTGTGTATATTACAGATTGGTCGTGGGAACCACCTGTACAGGGAACATGCAGCCCGTTTATATAGATTGTACATTGACAATTGAATAAAGGTTGTTCTTGACAAAAAATAGGGGGAAGATAAATAATAAAAGTACAACCAGTTTTTATTTAGAAAGGCAAACGCTTGTTAATGTCCAAAAACATAATGGATTTATGGAAAGAGAATAGCCAGAGGCCTATGTTAGTAAAAAGGGATCATTGGGGTAATGGAAATTATGCCTATGTCTCTAATGTCACTTTGAACGAAATTAATCCACAATACGGAGTTGCTTATGGGGAAATCCATTATGCTGATGGCAATGAAATTAAAGGCAAAATTCCAAACGCAGGATGTTATGGTTGGTTATTGATTAAAGTGTTTGAATAGGGTAGCCCGTTATCATTAAGTGCGACTGTGAGCATAAGAGCTGTTATACTCACTCAGATGGACTTTCAAACCTGCTTTAATCGAAGGAGCGTTTTCAAAGGTTGTGCCAAATGGAGTGGATGAGTTAAAGGTCAAACCTCTGACAGCCGACAACTCGGCGGTAAAATCCGCTGTGGATAATCGACATAATTTTATTTTTGTAGGATACTTGTACCAGTTTATATGATATAATTACTATATGGAAGTGTTTATATTATCTCACTTATATAAAATAGGTAAGTTAAGTTGGTTTTTAACTGGAGGGCAAATATGGATTTTACAAAAGAACGTCAAAGGTTAAATTTTTTAGTTTATATTATTGAATCTCCATCTGCTCCAGATTTATATCATAAGAAATCGGAAGCTGAGATATTATCAAAAGCATTATTGTTATGTAATATTTGTTCAGTAAGTAGACTTGCAGTTAATTCAGAAGCATTTAAAGCAGCAATGACTATTGGAATAGAAGAATATTTAAAGCAACCAGCAGCATTACCGCCAATTATCCATATAAGTGCACATGGTTTTAGAGATGGTATTCAATTAACGAGTGGAGAAATTGTCACATGGACTTTACTTAGTGATATGCTTATTCCAATAAATAAAGCTTTAAATGGTTTACTATTAATATGTTTATCATCGTGTGAAGGATGGAATGGATGTACAATGGCGATGACAGAAAATGAGATGCCTTTTATGGCTATGGTAGGTAGCATATTGAAACCAACCTGGAGTGATACTGCAATAGGATTTTCATCATTTTATCATTTACTATCAAAAGGTTATAATGTTTTTGAGTGTGTTGAAGGAATGCAATATGCTGCCGGTAATAATTCATTTATTGTTGAGCATGGTCAAACAATGAAGGAGATATATCTTAATGAGCTTGGTAAAGTTAGGCAAAAACAAATGCTTGAATCTCTACAAAAATATCTACCTAAAGTAGAAGATAGTCAATTAGTAAAAGAAATACGGAATTTAGGTTGAATTTATACTGATTTTAATATTAGATTACTAAAATAAAAAATATTTTAAAAAATTATACATGGTACATTAAATTAATATTATCTGTAATAAGGTAACATAACCCTACAGTGGCAATGCATGGAAGGTTTACACTTTCTGACATTTACAAAGTGAATCTTGGAATGCCTGAAAATAGGGCATTACAGGAGTATTGACTCTTCTAAAACTTTTACGTTATAATATTTATAGAGGGAGAAAAGTAGAAATAATTTGTAAAATAATTGTTGACACGACCATTAAAAAGATATACAATATTTATAGGTAGCAGTATATCAAAAGATAAATAACCTATGATATCATTTTTTACTACATGCGCATTTTACATCTAATAAGAGTATTTGTCAAGTAGTTTTTTTCAGAAAAAAACATAACTTAATAGGACTTGTAGTCATCGGCGTCCAGTTGAGAAGACTATATGTTCACATTTTTTACAACTTAATATTTATGTTTATTTGCGCTGTCCAGATTTATAAAGTGGAAAAGTATTATGCTTATTTGTGCTGATAAAAACGATATGAGAGGTGGTGAAAGCGTGGAAAGAGATTTATTTTGACAATGGAGACAAATTTGCACACTGAAAATTGAATAATCCAAACAGTAAAAGAAACATTAAATTTTACGATTATCTTCTTATAAAAATTACGGGAAGGAGGATAAATGCAAGTAAATTGCATATTTGATAAAGTAAATTTTTATAAGAAACCAGTTAACTATGAAGTTGGGGCAATAATCAATAGGATGTCTATAGATAAAGTAAAATCTCATTCTATTGAAGAAATTAAATCAAATATTCTGATTGGTAAAACAATAAGACCTTCATATTGTGGTGGCAGGGAAGATTTATGGAAATCTCAACAAATGTTTATGATTGATATTGATAATAAACCGCCCAAACCTAAAGGAATGAGTGATGGTGATTATCAGGCATTATGTCAGGAATATCTAAAAAATAAACATAGAACATATAATGATATAATCAATCATTGTAAGTCTATAAATCTAGTTCCTACTTTTATATATACTTCATTCAACCACAAAGAGTACTGGCATAAAATGAGATTGGTTTTTATTCTTGATAAAGAGATCATAGATTATAATATTGCCAAAAAAATACAATTATATCTTATGAATTCTGTTGGGGAAGTTGACGAACAATGCAAAAATCTAAATAGGATTTATTATGCAGGTAAAAATATTGTATTTGATAGTGGTAATATATTGAATTCTGATAATTTGGTTGATTTATGCAAGGATATAGAAATCAACGATAATTCATCTAAAATGGTGGCTGAAAAGGTTGTTAAAAAAGGACTGCAACAAAGGGTGAATATAATATTAAATGAGTATAACAATTCACCTAATATATTATTCACCCTTTCTCAAAACACTGATGAACAGTACAATTTGAAGGCTTTAAGGAATAGAGATTATGAGTATTTGAAGAATAAAATCAACAATAATCCTATTGAATTTGAAAGTATATCAGAGTTTTGGCAGTATGTTTATCATAATATTAATATGGCTGAGCTATTAGAATTAAAATATCCTAAGTCTATTAAGTGCATATTCCATCAAGACAATAATCCTTCTGCTAGTATATTTCAGAATAATGATGGAATATGGATTTATAAATGTCATAGCAGTTCTTGTGGACTTACTATGAATATAAAGCAACTAGTAGAGAAATTAGGCAATTTTAAGAGTGAATATAAGGCCATAGAATTTATTAAAAACATATATAATCTATCCATAAAGGAAACCAGTTGGAGTATTGAACAGAAAGCAAATTTAGATAGTATTTTATATAAATTGGATATGGATACATTTGCTGAATTATGTCCTCAGACCGATAAGAATATACGATATGTAAAAGATTTGTTTTCTGCTATGATTCATATTGCGAAAAATAATGTTTATGGTGACAATTATATGAATTCTGATGGTGATGTTGTATTCTTTATTTCATTAAGTGAATTGGCAAAGATTATGAAGGTATCCCCGACAAATATTAATAGATTAAGTCAAAGAATAGCGGTATTGTTTTATCATGATCTTGTCAGAAAACTTGATGATGATAAAATACCTGAAGTAATGTTGAAGAAAGCTCAGGCTATATCTATTGATAAAAGTACAGATAAAAGGGTTAACTTTTATTCAATCCCTTCATGGGTATTTGAGCAATTGAAGAAGATTGAAATTCAAGGTGAAAAGTGGAAGCAATACGGCTATACGATAAAAGGAACTTCCTATGAAATGTTTTATAGGGGTGAGGGTTTAGAAGTAGCTCAGTATTTATATCCACAGCACAAAAAGGTAATGGTAGAGACTGTTGATACTTCTACTGGTGAAATAATCAAAGCCATTAAGGATAGGACAACAACTAAGCAAAGCAATGAGAGAGTAGATAAGATTATTGATTCTATACATAAATTGTCTAAGATAAAGGAATACACTACTGAAAAAGAGTTAATTATTTATCTTTCCAATGTATATAGATGGGAAGTAACGGAATTACAATTACGCAAAATGCGTGGACAATTACAAGAACTTGGATATAAAAGGGTTCAGGCAAACAAAGCAATAAAAGAAAAATATGGAATAATCTCAAAAGGTTATCCATTTATAATCGTAAAACTGTCAAAGTAAAATTTATGAGAAAATACCGTAAAATTAATGTTTCTATACTCTTATATGATAAACCGTGCGTCAGGACTGTCGGTAGTCCTATAAATTAACAAAATAAACGAATGTATTGAGGAGGAAATAAAGGTATGAAAAACGGAATCAAAATAATAAACCTTGAAGGATCAGATATTTTAAAAAATAATTTAGAAGATAGAATAATAACAAAGAAGTATAATGGAGTATTTGCAAACAGCTTATTACAGGACAAATTAACTGTTTTAGGTTTGAAGATAAGTAAAGAAACTACTAGAGATATTGTTACTGTTCAATTCACATATGGTTATACACCATTATTAAATAATCTGAATACTGATGAAATTAAAGCAATAAAAAATCAAAATGAGAAAATAAAACATGATATTAAGGTTTTGGAGGAAGAAAAAAAGACAATAGAAAAGAGAAAAGAAAAGAAACCAATTATTGAAAAAATAAATTCATTAAAAAATAGTTTGAAAAATAATAAAACTGAAATTGGTTCAATGCAAATAGAAGATGAAAAAGCTGTGGCTGAAGCTAAAATGAACACAGACCAAATAAGAGAAAAATTATATAAAAATGGTTTTAAACTTGAATTTAAAGGTAAAATCTCAGATAAAAAAGATATTGTTGAATATACATTGTGGTATAGAACACCTTCTAAAAGTCGCATTGGTGATGCGGTTTTTATTAACAAGAAATTATATGAAGATATTAAGAAATGGCAAAGAATGGGCTTAGAATTGCCTGAAGGTGAAGCAAAAGTTGTTGAAATGGCAGCATATGAAGCATTAACTTCTTCTAATATTATTGATAAAATAACTATAGACCCATATAAGAATATATTAGTAGTTGATGATATCGTTAGTTTCTTTAAAATAAATTGTAATATAGTTAAAACTAATGATAAAGGTGAATGTTTTGTTTCTCCTGAATTATATAAAGTATCTAACACATTGTTCGATGGCCAGGCATTGTTAGAAGATAGTCTTTGGGCGGAAAATGATAATTCTAGTTTTAAACTTTTGAGACAACATTTCTTTAAGGCATGTGGATTTAGAACATATATAAGGCAATTTATGAAGGATTTTTTTAAAGAAAATTATGATACTGCTACTATTCCTGATAGATATGGTAATCAAATTAAAGTATCCGAAATTCTTATGATAACTACAGAAAATGCAATGAAATGGGAAAAGTTCATTAATATTGGAGCCAGTTATGATTTATGGAGACAGAAAATTTCCGAAGATGGTAATGTGTTTGGAGTGGCAAAAGTAGATCATATTAGTAAATATAATAACCTTTTTGAAGATGGTAAATGTTATCAAAGAATGTCTTATCAGCATATTAATACATTATGTTTGGAGCAGGGTAAAGAAGTTGAGGAAATGAGAGAACTATTACAAGATACTTTAAGATTTATTGATAGGTTAAAATCAGATAATGAATATTTTTTGCAGTATCTTGAAAGAAATGCCACTGAAGTAAATGCTAATCAAATGGTAACTGATATGTATAGGAGTATAAACAAGTTTGATAAATCAGCATTTTTCAGAAACTTTAAAAATGAAGCAATACATGATTATGTTGAAACTGTTCGTAACGGTAAAGTTCTATGTTCAGGTGATAATTTAACCGTTGTGGGTAGTCCGTATACGATGCTATTACATGCAGTTGGTAAAGTACCTGTCAAAGATGGAGTAATTGATGAATCTTATGAAGATGTAACGCTGCCGATTAGTAAGGAGCATATTAGTGTTTATGCCCCATTATTTGAAGATGGTGAATATTTAGCAAGTTTTCGAAACCCACATAATTCACCTAATAATTGCGGATTTAATAAAAATATTAAGCATCCATTAATGGCAGAATACTTTAATTTCAACAATAATATAATGGCTATAAACATGATACACACAGAAGAACAAGACCTGAAGAATGGTGAAGACCAGGACAGTGATTTTTGCTATGTAAGTAATAATAGGATAGCCGTATTATCTGCACAAAGGGTATTCAGAAAATTTCCGTGCATAGTAAATGACATTAAAAAAGACGAAAGACCTTATGAAAACAACATAGAAAGCTTAATAACTATTGATAATGAATTAGCAAAATCAAAATTAGACATAGGGCTTAGTTCTAACCTTGCTCAATTAGCAATGTCATGGTATTGGATGGATAAAACTAAAGATTTATCAGATAATGTCTGCATCATGTCAGTAATTGCTCAATGTGCAATAGACAACAGCAAAAGAAAGTATGCCGTAGATATTCGAAAGGAAATTGACAGAATAAGTAAGTTGGCATGTATGGCTAAAAAAGTAAAAAGTATCAAAGGTAGGGATATCAAAGCAAAACCGAAGTTTTGGGAATATGTAAGCTCCAAGACGAGAAAGGATAGTTTAATAGAATGCCCATGTCCTATGAACTTTTTACAGGATGTTCTTGATCATGATTTAAAGTCAGCCAGTAAAAATAAAGACATTATTGATAATGTAAGGTTTATAAATATTGTTTCTGGTAAAGCTGATGACAGGCAGATGGAGAAAATTGAAGATAAGATTAAGACTTATGATGATGCTGTAAAAAAACATAATGATTTAATCTCAGATGGATTTATTAAACCTGACGAAGAAAAATGGGAAAAAGAAGAGTTAATACTACAGAAAGACATAATTGATTATATTTCTGGTTTAAAAATTAAACCAAAAACAATGCAAATACTAGTATCAAAAGCATTATCCAAAAAAGGTATGAATAGTAAGTATAGACGTAAACTATTAAACGGCTTGTATATGTCACATAAGGAAACATTTATGAATTGTTTTAAATCCGCATAAGTTTACGGAAAATGTAATTATATAAAACCATGTAACTATCGATATATCTAGATTACATGGTTTTTTCTATAGTTTCTATATGAATGGGAATATTTTCGTTAAACAAAAATAATTGTAAGGTGAGTAGTAATATGAAAGATTTACGAGAAAGAGTTAATTTAATCAAAAAAGATGAAGGTATATCATTTAAACATATATGTCAGCAGATCGGCTTTTTGGATGAGTCTTATTTTTGTAGATGGAGAAAAGGAAAGCCAAAATATATGCTAGATTTACAATTTGAGCAAAAATTGGATGCATACCTTCAAACAAAAGGATATTAGTAATTCAAAGTAAAGGTAGTTGCCTTCTTTACCACCTGGCAAATAAATACCCAATAATATCATACATCTACAAGGGGCAATTGTCAACAGTAAATTATTGAATTCCTTAAAATACATTCACTGTAGGTGCGGATTAAACCGAAAACTATAGCTTCAGCTATGTCGCAGCGGAGTTCCAGTTCATGCTGCACAATCCCCCATTTGGAAGTAATCAAATTTATATAGATTGCTTTATTAGTCATTGTTTATTGGTAGGGCTTTCTGCTTTGACCCGTGGTTCGAATCCACGCCTCCTTTTCAAAATAAAGAGAAGCAGACGTATCTATATACGATAATGATAGTTTTAGGCTATGTACTTTAGCAACAGTATATAGCCTTTCTTGTTTTTTCAATTGAAAGGTACATAGGTGATATACATGTCAAGACCAAAGTCAAAGAATCCACTTGATGCAAGTGGTGTCTATGGTATTCGGAATAAAAATAATAGTGCTATATATATAGGCCACAGTAGGAACATAAAAAAACGTTGGCAGTCAGGACATCTTCCACAGTTGCGTAAGGGGAACCATGGTAATAAAAATTTGCAATTTGAGTGGAATCAATATCATGAAGAAGATTTTGAAATAATTATTTTGGAAACATGTCCTCAAAAGGATCTACCAAAGCTCGAAAGAAAGTGGAAGGATTATTATGTAAACCAAGGTGTTAGTGTCTATAACATTAACAATATAAGAACTGAAACAAAGAAAATTAGGCGAGGCAAAGAAGCTAAGAACTATCATGACCGTATGAGCTTAGTTAATAGAGGCGAACATAATCCACATAATACAAAGTTTACAGATGAGAGTGTTGCTGAGTTAAAATACTACCTTGCTGAAGGTCTGTTTACGAATGAAGAACTTGCTCAAATGTATCATACAACCAAAGGGTATATTGGAAGGATTGCTTATGGATACCGTTGGAAGCATATTAAGATCAGTATTGGTGATGATGAACAAGATTGAGTATGAGCTTAATTGATATAAAATTTAAATGAAAGAGGTCAACTATGAAGGATTATAAAAATATGGAAGATGTAAGTATTGTCAGTTCCAGGATTGCAGAGATTATAATTGCAGAAATAGGAATAAAACCATTGAAGAAAATCAAGTATTATGTTTCTGAGAATGAGAAAACACATGAAAAAAGTGTAAGACGAGTTTATATCTTCAAAAATTCAGATGAGTTATATTCCTGCATGGAAAAATATATGTTTACGAAAGAAGTCAATAAATAATTCGGTCTAATTTTTAGGGTTGCTTGAATGCCCGTAACCCTTTGTAACTGCAATGATTATATCTCCTCCCATCCGACAAAACCCTTCACATATATACAAAATGTGGTATAATGTGAGTAGATTTTTGTGGGGAGGGGTTAGAGGAATGAAGAAAATAAAAAATAAAAATGACCTATTGCGAGAAACAGAAAGAGTAACAAATAGCATAGAGAGATATATCCAAAGTATTGAATATAAGAAAGCTTGCAATTTAGTATATTGGTTTGATACATGGATTGATAATTATCTTCCTTCTGAAAAAACTTTTGAATATGAGAAATTATTACATTATGAAAGAGGCATGGTAGTAAAAGCAGATTTAGGGTTTAAAGTAGGTAGTGAGGAAGGTGGATTACATTACGCTGTTGTAGTGGAAAATGATAATAGTAAGGATAATAAAACTGTAATGGTTATTCCTCTATCATCGTTAGAATTATCAGAGGATATTTCAATTATTGATAAAAAACATGAAGTATTTTTAGGATATGGAATATTTAAAAATGAGATATCAAAAACAGAAAGCTTGTTAAAAAATACCATTACCCAATTGCAATTACAAGGAAAATCAAGTGAGCAAATAGATAATGAAACTTTTAAGATCAAAACTAAACTTAGTAATTATCAAAAAGGTAGTATCGCTTTAGTAAACCAAATGTGCGCTTTAAGCAAAATTAGAATTCATTCTCCCACTAATATCAATGATGAATTAGCTGATTTTAGGCTTGATACTCATAAACTAAATGAAATAGACAAAAGAATAAAAACTTTATATACCAAAAAGAATCCTATAAAAGTAAAATTAGAAGAATTTGTTGGAATTTTTAAAAAATAATTGACAATAATAATATATGGTGTTATTCTATATTTAGAACTTGCTCTTTACGAGCCGTAGCTTTATGCTACCAATACACTTACCCTTTACGGGTCGAGGCTGCAAAGCCTCCAAAATGAATTTTAAAGACCTCCCTAATCGGAGGTCTTTTTCATATTACTATATTTTACAAAGAAATATTGACATAAACCATAAGAGTGATACAATATAATGTATAAGAACGAATGTTCCGTATATATATTGTATTGGAGTGATGTCTAAATTGAGTAGCATATCTAAGGATAAATTGCTCTTAACATATGATGATTTAAGTCTGTTGAAGCACAGTTACCTTATCACTCAATATCCATCTTTAGAAAATCTGATTTCAAAGAAAAACAATATTCATGAAACTGATCTTGATTATCTTGATGCAGACACGAGAAATATTTTAAAGTATCAAATTAAGACTTTTAAAGAATCTCTTCATGGGGAGTGGGTTGCAGTTAAAGATGGCTCTCACTTATATAGGGTTGATTTGGAAGAAGGTTACGAACATTGCGAAGTGTGTAATGCCTCAGATAATAGATATTTGTACTTTATAAAAAACAAAAGAACAGATAAGGAGTTACATGTAGGAAGTCGATGCATTTTTAACTACATTGATATTGGGGTAAGTGGTAAATTGAAAGCTGAATACTTAAATAACGAAGATAGAAGTTATAAGAAAATGAGAAACACAGCACAGTTCAATAAGAATTGTCCTAATGCAATAGGTATTGTTAATAGTTGGGATGATTATTATAGATCCCTCAAAATCAAACTGCCAACATTTCTAGATAAAGAATATATTAAATGTTATCAATCAGCAAGAAAAATAATAAAAAAAGTACAAGAGAATGATGTTACCACATCACTAGAAATGAGTTTTAACAAATTATTAAGTGAATTTGAAAAAATCAAAGTTAAAATTAATGAATATATTATTTCTAATGAAGATAACAAGTTTATTCTAACAACGAAAGTGTGTAAATGGCTACTTGATAGAAATGAAAATAAGCTGTACCGAAAATTATGTCAAAGTGGACTAATAGGAAAAGACGATATTAAGTACATATATGAAGAAGAATTTCTGCTGCAATTTATTCCCATATATAAAGATATGCTAAAATCTTCAGGTATTATAAATATAGAATGCGATTTTGAAAAAAACAGAATGATTTTAACATATTTGATGAAAAAAATAGAAATAAAAGTCTATTGTCATATGTCAAAATTATTGGATAAGTATTCTGGATTAATTTTTAATAAGCATTTGAGATATAGTATCACTGACTTTATTAAAGAGTGCAGTTTTTATTTAGAAGGTTTGAATGTTGGAAGTTTTCTAAATATTGTTGAGGATTGCCTGGATAAAAATAATGCTTATATTGATTTTTTTGATATACAACATAATATAATGTGCTTGAATTATGGTAATAGATACAAAAAACTTCCACTTGACGGGATGTTGAATATTTTCAAAAATTTTATAATTGATAGCTATTTCGAAAAACAGAGATTGGAATTGCCAAAAGATTTTATTTGTAAAATGGTTAATAATGAAAATTGGATATGCTTTGATGATTATAAAGAATTAATGAAAAATTATATGGATAAAGAAACTCATCAAGATTTTTTTGATAAAAAGAAACGTGAATATAGAGATAGAAAATGATTAGATACCTAACAATACAGCTGTATCATATATGAAAATGTTTATGAATTGTAAAATGATAGTACAAAAATAAAATAAAACAGAGGCATCGAAATTATAAGTAGAATGAGCCGTAAGGCTCTTTTTTATTGGGTTAATATATTTTTTTAGTCAAAGAAAGTTAAAGTCAAATGTGGTGATTGAATATATAAAGTCAGAGTAGGCTCATGTCGTGAGACAGCAATAAGCCCTACTCTTTTTATTATGCAAATTAATAATAGAAGGAGTAGTGAAATTTTATGGAAGAAATTTGGAAAGATATTGAAGGTTATGAAGGAATTTATCAAGTTAGTAATTGTGGAAGAATTAAAAGTTTAGATAGATTTATTCACAATAAAGGTAGCAGAAACGGTAAAGGATATTTTAAAAATGGTGAAATAAAAAAACAGACTTTAAATAATAAAGGTTATTTTATGGTTACATTCTGTAAAAGTGGTAAAGTATCAACTAAACAAGTAAGTAGGTTAGTTGCACAGGCATTTATTCCTAATCCATATAATAAGCCAGAAGTAGACCATATAGATACAAATCCACAAAATAATAAAATTAGTAATTTGAAATGGGTTACAAGTGTAGAAAATAACAATAATGAACTAACTTTAAAACATTATTCTAATTGGCAAAAGGGCAAACCCAAATTCACAAGTAAAAAAGTAATATGCTTAAATGATGGTAAAATATTTGATTCTCTAAGTATATGTGAAGCAAATTATGGATTGAATAAAGGTTCTGTGTATAGATGTTGCATATCAGAATACAAACAAACTAAAGGCTATCAATTTATATATTATAGTGATTATTTGCAACAAAAAGAGGCGATATAAATTGCTATATCATTTATGCCGATGTGGTAAGGTAATAGATTACAGTCAAACTTTTTGTGATAGATGTACTGAAGTTGCAGAAAAGGAAAAGCAAAACCGGAATAAAAGTTATGATAAGAATCAACGAGATAAAGAAGCTACTGCATTTTATCATAGTCCAGCCTGGGAAAGACTACGGGATGATGTAATGAATAGTTTTAACGGTCTAGATGTCTATAGTTTGCTGGTAAATAATGAGATAGTTCCGGCAGATATCGTTCATCATATCATATCAATAAAGCAAGACATGTCAAAGGCATTAATCAAATCTAATTTAATTCCAGTGAGTAGTAGTATCCATAACGTGATAGAAGCTGAGTATGATAAAGATGAAAGTCATATGAAGCAGATGCAATCTAAATTATTCCAGTTATTGGAAGATTATAAGACGAAGTATGGGGTAGGGGGAGGTTGAAAACCTTCAAGCCTTACGGGGAGACCGCATGCCCAGCTTTCAAAACACTAAATTCTAAATACCAAGATTTAGGGGACACCATATGAAGGGTAGGTGATACAATGGGTAGACCTAAAAAGATGTTATCAATGCAGGAAGGACATCTTACAAAAGAACAACAAACAGAAAAGCAAATTCAAGAACAAATAATCCAGTTAGGATCTGAACAACTAAGATATCCCCCTGAATGGTTGAGGGACGATATAGCAAAAAAGGAATGGTTACGATTAGTAGATCAATTCAATTCATTGAAAATCATATCAAATTTAGATTTAAATAACTTGGGTGCTTATTGTAATGCTTATTCCGGCTATTTGGAAGCAACAAAAGAGCTTAAAGGTAAGCCTTTGACTATTGAGTATACAAATAAAGCTGGAGCAACAAATATTATTGAGAATCCTTTGATAAAAATACAAATTAAATATTCTGACGAAATGAAAAAGTATGCAAGTCTATTAGGTCTGACAATTGACAGCAGACTTAAAATAGCAAGTCTCAAGCTCACTGAAACAAAAAAAGATATCACAGAGAATTTTGGTGATATTTAATGACAATATTACAAGAACTAAAGCAATATTCAGAAGATTGCATTTCTGATATCAATTTATCATGTCAAAAACATAAGTGGGCTTGTCAAAGGTTTCTAAATGATATTTCAAATCAGAATTCTCAAGATTTCCCTTATTATTGGAATGAAGAAGAAGCAGAAAAGATTGTAAAATGGTTTACATATTTACGGCATAGTAAAGGTGTACTGCCAAAACAGCCAATACATCTAACCTCTTGGCAAAAGTTCTGTCTTTGTCAAATATACGGATGGAGACATTATCAGACAGGATATAAACGATTCACAAAATCATTTATTGAGGTTGGTCGAAAGAATGCTAAGTCGCAAATGGAAGCCGGAGTTGTTTTGTACGAAATAGCAACTCAATCAACAAAAAATAATGAAGTTTATGAAGCATATTGTGCTGGCGTTAAACGAGATCAATCAAAAATAATATTTGATGAATGTATTTTAATGCTTAAGGGCAGTCCTTTAAAGACTAAATTTAAAATTACAAGAGATAGGATTACTCATATTAAAACTGGTAGTTACTTGAAAGCTTTGTGCAAAGAAGATGGTAAAAAAGGTGATGGTACAAATCCAGCGATTTTAATTCTTGACGAATACCACCAACATCCAACAACAGAATTTTATGATTTAGGATATGGGGCTAATTCCAAAGAATCTTTGTTAATGATTATTACTACTGCCGGAAAAGATTTGACTTATCCGGCTTATACACAAGAGTATAAATATTGCTCGGGTTTGTTAAATCCTGATATAGATAGCAATAATGATAATTACTTTATTGATATTTGTGAATTAGAAGAACACGATAATATTTATAATGAATCACTATGGATTAAAGCAAATCCTATAAGAATGACATATCCAGAAGGTATTAATAAAATAAGAGAAGCTTGTAAAATAGCAAAAGAAATACCAGAAAAAGCTCCC